ACCATAGGACTAATAGTCATGTGGTAATTAGACATAGTCTTATTGTGATCACGAACAGGGTTAGCCTTGCGGCTAGGATCTGTCTCTCTACGTGGCTTAGACATTACTTCTTCTTCTTTCTTGTCTTTGGAAGAGGTGTGCGAGCACGAGTAGTAGGAGACTTCTTCTTAAGTTTCTCTTTAGCAGCCATCTTCTCTTTAAGAACTGACTCTGTAGTCTTCTTCTTAAGTGGCTCAATTTTTACAGAAGCTTTTTTCTTAGCCATTTCACTAAAAAGATGATCTGTAGGGTAACCTTTTTTAGGATTAGGTTTTTCTGTGCCCTTAGGTTTTTCTGGATTTTTATGAGGATCTTTTTTATTTGACATAGGACGTATTTCATTGTAAGGATTCTTTGGTTTAGGCTTAGGCTTTTCTGGATTTTTATGAGGATCTGGTTTTCTTCCACCCATGAAAGCATTGTGCTGCTCGTTATAATTATTGCTAGGTTTAGGATTAGGCGTGCCTTTATAAGGATGCTTCTTTTTCTTTGGGTCTTCCCACTCATGATTAAACTGTTCGCGTGCCATGGTAATCCTTCCTTAGATCCTTGTATTTTCCCTTAATTATGTCAGATTGTCTGTGTAACTACCGTGGTTTTGCCATAGCGGCTTTGAGGTTCTTTTGATACCCCTTGTTGCGGCAATCCGGGCACTTGCCTGTAGGACCTGTAAAGTTTGAGGTAACTGGGTTCATCAAGATCCCACATCCCGGGCAGACCTTTGACCCATCGTAGACGGTTTCTGTATAGATTTCGCTTGGCATTACCAGAATCCCTGTCCCTGAGCGTTTCTTTGGGTACCCTCTGCCCCTGCAGTTCCGTAAGTATCGACGCGATTTGGATACGGCTGGAAGTCTTCTTCTACATTCATGACATCATGAATGCCAAGAGTACGCTTGCGGTAACCGAAGCGTGGTGGCAAGACCTTGATTTGAGGTAAGTTTGGGCGAACAACCTGTTGTAGAAACTCACCGGGCATGGTCACTGAGTTTAAAGCTCGAGAGATTAAGGAGTCTTGTACCGACTCAAATGGGCCTAAATAATCGTATCGAATTTCAGGTTCATTAGACTCACCAACAATAGGGCGGTTCTTTGAGTGATCATAAATTCCATCTGGTGAGTTCATTTAATTCCAATGTGGTCGTAGATGGCTAAATTGCTTTGAGGTAGACGGATTAAACTCTGCAGGTACGTTTGAAGAAACATTTGCCTTACCGTCATTAACAAGATGAGGTGGTGGGGCTAGCCTTGTTTTAGGCGCATTACGATTTACCTGCATTGCAATACCGCCTTCAATATAATCAACGGTATATAGAGATTGCTTCAATCTACGATCTGGTTGTAAACCTTCTGGCCAGAAGTAAGATGACATGCCAATCTTTTCACCTTTGTGAACACCACGTTGGTATCCTCTTTGGTTCTGTCGACTCTTTAAAGAATCTAATACTGTGTCTGATACAGTCTCTGTAGGCTTTCCACGATCATCACGACGAGAACGAATAGATCCAAGATAACCATCTGGATATTCAGCTTCTGGGGTTCTGCCGATACCAAGGCGCAGATAATCAAGATCGCTGCGAGGTACAACTGGGGTACCGCCACCACCGGTGGTCGTATAAGCACCTACGTAGCCGTTAGCTCCTAGGTACTGCCAGTTTTGATGTGATTGAGGCATGCTATAAGTCTACGCTTAAATGCAAAAAGCGGGAGGGTTTACCTCCCGCTATTTGACTTAATATGTTACTTGGATGCGCCGATACCGAAGGCTGTGTCCTTTGGGTTCAATGCACGAAGAAGCGGACCAGCTACAGATGCTAGGGCTGCACTTGCGAGCGCCTTACCATCGTGGTTACCTGCCATGTATAGTGCGAGAACTGCTGAGACTGCGGTGCGTGCGTATGATGCTGCAACTGCTTGGATTGCCTTTGTGTTCATTTTTCCTATTCCTAAGCTGTAGGGTACTTTGGACGTGCAACGCCCATGATTAGAGAATATGCACGGTGACGTAAGAATACACCGTCTCCGTTAGCCTGTGAACCAGCATGCCCTTCTCCTGAGGTATTGCCCTCATAGGTAGTTAGGATGCCTTTCTTAGAGTCATTACTTACAACGATACCGACGTGTTCAGTATCTGTTGGGTTCTTGTCAAAGTTAAAAAATACAACGTCTCCCGCTTCAGCCTTACCTACGGGAACGATCTGCTTGTTCTTAGCAAACCATTGATAGCCGGCATCGCAAGATGCAAAGCCCTTCTTTGTAGAGGCGGCTACTAGTGATGCAAGACCTGCCTCATCAAAGCACTTAGATACGAACATTGCGCACCAAGGCTGGTGGTTCATTCCGTACCAAGTACCAAAAATTGTGTCGTTATTTGTTCCTTCTTTGTAACCTTGATCAGCGTACTTCTTTGCTGTGGCTACAACCGTTGCTGCGTTGGCCATGAGTGCTCCTCGATATGTTGTTCGAACTTTCCTTCAAGCTTAGAAACAGTTTGGCCGATCTCGACTTGGCTTGTTCTTAGCTCTTGGACTAGTGGTAGTAACTGTAACTTTACCACATCTACAAGGGAGCTTCCGCCATTGTGGCGCAACTCTGCCGAGACGTCTTTCATCTCTTCTTGAGTTTTTGCCCTACTTTCCTCAATTACGTGTTGGATTGCTTTCTTTAGCACAAACCACAGACCTCCTCCGATACCGGCCGTAACAAAAAAATATGAATAAATAATTGTGGCCCAGTCAGAAGCGGTCATTAAACTCTCCGGGATTGTAGGTACGGTGGTGTAACTATGCCCTTAATAATACACCTTGTAATGCTAAACTCAACGTACTGACATAAGGAGAAACTGATAAAAGCACTGCGTCTATTCGCAGCACTATCCGTAGCATTATTTTCTGCATTTTATCCAGTATTAATCGTATCAACAGCATTTGGAGATGAAGCATCTCTTAGCGCGCCAAGACAACTACAGGTTGAAGTAAGCGATGGCTTAGTCAAACTGGAGTGGGAAGCTCCTGCCCAAGGAACGGTAGAACGCTATGCAGTTTTCTTTGATTGCCCAACAAATTTTACTGGTTGTGGTCAAGGCTGGGCTATTCCAAGTGGTAATGGTGGGGATGCAAACGCACTAAAAACAACCTTGACTATACCTGTAGAGGTATTAAACTCAATAGTACCTAGCGCAACTATGTGGGATTTTAGAGTTAGAGCTGATAACGATACGGATCATATTTATTCCGCACTTTCAAATGGAGTTAAAATTCGTCTTGCTCCAGCTCCAGCTCCCAAGCCAGATCCTCAGCCAAGTCAAACGCCGCAGCCAACAGGATCTCCGACTCCTTCTCCAAGCGCTTCACCCGAGGCATTGCCAACAAGTAGCCCAACACCAAGCCCGAGCCCAAGCCCAGAACCAACACCGCAATCATCTCCATCACCTAGTCCTTCCGCTTCAATAGAACCAGCACCGCAAATAACACCGTCCCCCACACCGGAGCCATCACAATCGCCAGTACCAAGTATTTCTCCATCACCTAATCCTACTCCTCAACCTGATCCAACACCGCCACCTGCGCCAAGTTTTCCTGAAAACTCTGTTCACGCTACCGGCGATGAATGGGGAGAGATAACTTTATCTGCCCCACAAGGGTCCGTATTTACTCAAGTTTACTTTGCTAACTATGGTTTACCTATCGATTATCACATAAATTCAGAGTGCTCTGCAGATGTAACAAGCTATGTTGCTGGTGCGTTTATTGGTAAAAATACTGCAACGGTTGGGGTTACAAATACAGATATAAATGGTGATCCTTGCTATGGGATAGGCAAGCACATGTCTATTGTTTTAGTTTATGGGCCTGCGCCTATAGTTCCACCAGTGGACCCTGCCCCAGCAGGTCCTGTTCTGGATCCTTCTCCAGATCCTGCTCCACGGCCGGAGCCTGTAGTTCAGCCACCTGCTGTAGAACCTGCGCCGCAACCTGCGCCAGAGCCTGAGCCTGCCCCTGCGCCAGAAGTTCAGCCTGCGCCCGAGCCTGCTCCCGATCCAGCCCCTGAACCAGAGCCTGAGCCTGCCCCTGCGCCAGACCCACAACCTGAGCCAGCTCCTGAGCCCGAGCCAGCGCCAGACCCAGCACCCGCACCTGATCCTCAGCCTGCGCCCGCACCAGATCCTGCGCCTTTGCCAGAGCCTGCACCAGAGCCTGCACCTGCTCCCGAACCTTTACCTGCTCCTGATCCTGCACCTGAACCTCCTGTAGTAGAGGGGCTTATTCCAAACAGCCCTGACCAATTACCAGAGGATACACCTAAAGAAGCTCCAAAGGAACTTCTGGTACCGCATATCCAAGAAGATAAGCCTGGTGTAGAAAACGGCGGTATTGAATTTTTTGGTACTAAGAGCCAACCTCAAGTAGTTCAGGAAGACGGAACCCTAACTCCTCCGCCACCATTACCTGGTTCAGGAGACCCTATTCCTCCTGATGCGATTACTATTTCGGAAACTTTTATTGGACAACCAGGTGGAGTTACATTTAATGCACCTGATATTGCCGTTCCCGTTGAGCTAGTTCCCGTTGAAGTGCCAGCTGCTTTAGACGCCATCCCTGGAGCTGGTGAAGCTATACAGGCAGTAAACCAAGCGTACGTTGCCCTTGCAAATATTGGAAACGATATGTCCCCAATTACACGTAAGAAAGCTAAAAAGATTCTAGTTGCAACAATTGTTGCTTCTGGCATTTCACAACTAAGAAGGAGATTCTAATGAAAGGCATCTTGCAAGATCTAGCTAACCAAATTTGGACCTTTGTGGGTTTATTTGCGGCATGGCTAGTGCTAACAGGTAGCGCCAAAACTGTTGTTGGGGATGCAATTCTTATCTCCATCTTTTTATGGGTAGCTACATACCGACTACGAAACCCTAAGGATAAAGATGAATAAAATAAATAACACTATTGCTCGCATCTTTGCAGTATTTGCCGCATCTGGCTTATCTGTAATCGGTGCTGGAGCTTTGGCTGGCATTTCAACTATTAAAGCAGTAGCTGTAGCTGGAATTACCGGCGTAGCAACTGTTGTAGAAAGACTAGCTCGATCATTTCTAGATGATGGAAAGCTAGATAACTACGAAATTAACGCAGCTTTTTCTCAGATTGATAACAAGTCTTTAACTGAAGAGGATTTAATCCTAGAAAAGAAAAAAGGCCCTAATTCTAGGGCCTAATCTCTATTCAGTTCTAGCGTATATTTCTTCACCGCGGTACATAGTCTTTCCTTTATGGATGTGTACCTGGTCAAAGTGGAAGCTATCGTCATCTCCATCTTTATAGAAGATAACGCTTACACCCTGTTGCCAGTTTTCAAAGTACTGTAAGTGTCGGCCATCAGAATCTAATCCTGCCTTGACTGATGGCACTGCGCCATCTACTCGGCATAGACATCCTGGTGAAAAAGAAACACTCTTGATTGCTTGATCGCGGTCAAACACAGTCTTTGACTGCTGCTCCATGCGGTGGGTGTGGCCAAATAAAGTAGATATATTTGGGTTAGCGTTTGCATAAGCTGCAGCAGTTGATCCACCGCTATTAGCTTTATCTCCGTGCATAGCACGAAGACGCTTATTGATCCAGTGAGCTGCGGCAGGGTAGCCGTCAATTAGTTCTACACCCAACTCATCGCAGCGTAATAGATTTTGTAAACTCATAACTGGCCATGAGTCTGGCATATTTGCTACACGAATACCATAAGCGGCTGCAGCATTTCTCATCATGAACAGCTGTAGTCGCTTGTCATGATTTCCTTCAAGAAGGATAATGCGAGCATTTTCTCCAGCCTCTGCTCGTTGCTGTGCCAAAAAGAGATGACCACGATCGATAGCCATCTGTGCAGTGTGGGCAAAAGCTGCTTCCTGCTCGTACTTTCCATACATAGGAAGATCTAAAAAATCTCCAAGATTAATAACTTGTGCAAGTGGGTGGCCATGGTCTAACCCAACAACTTGCAATGCCACATCCATAGCAGATTCATCATGGAATGGCTCTACGGTACCGTCTTCAAATTTACGATAACCGATTTGAGGATCAGGAAGTGCGACTGCAACTTTCCAGTCACTACTGATTAATGAAGGAGCTGTACGCTCTCTAGGTGTTACTACTGTTGGTTTTGCAGGCTGTACCGGAATCCATTCTGGTACTACGGTTGGTTCTCCACCTGCTTCTTTAAATGCTTGTAAAGCTTCCTTTACAGCAAAATAGTTTTCTTCTAACGACATCCACATTTTCCATTTCTATGCTCGTTCAATGACGAGAGGCCAAAGGTACAACCAGCGTCTTGATATAGGGAATAAAGTCGTCGTGTGGAGAAATCGGTATCAGCGATAGAAAGGTCAAATACTTTCTTATCATCGTCAGATAAAGTTGCTCGCCACTGGCCAACGACACAGTTGTTATTTTCAAATGAATTTAAGTCTTTTGCTTTTTCGTAAAGCTCTGACAGCATTCTTGCCCCCTCTTAGGACTATAGGCTAGGATCCTTTCGAACCCTAGCCTATAGCATACACTAAATTAGTATGAAGTGCTTGAACCCTCGCTGAAGCTGTCAACGCTTCTTTTAACTGAAGGGTTCATGATACGACCATTAGCCTGTGTTGCTGAGGCTGCTGGTTCGTTTTGCTTCATGTATGTTGCTTTGATGGTATGTGCAGCACCCATTGAGTCTGGAGCTGAAGTACCCTTTTTACCCATAGCCTGAGTTGTTGGGTCCGCAGCTTGCGCACCCTTCTTAGGTACGAGCTTTCCTGCTTTAGGGGATGCTGAAGGTGAAGTAAACTTCGCGCCTTCTTTCCCGATTGTCTGACGTGCCATAATTATTACTTCCTTAAGGTTGAGTTGAGATCTCGGTGTAAGGATACGTTAGATACCGAAGATTGTAAAGACAATCGCGGAGATCTGTCCGTCTCGGGAGTCGACCGTTGTAAATCCGGGAATACAAGCAAGTCTCATGCCTCTTGGGGCAACATATCCACTTGCGATCGCAATAGCCTTTACAGCCTGATTTACGGCTGAGGCCCCAACTGCACGTACTTTTACTTGGGGAGCTTCATAGAGGGCATGGGCTATAGCTGAGCCTACGGATTGGGCGTTAGATCCAGCGCCAACCCGCAAATACTTATCTGCGTCTTCTGTCACTTTTTGTGGTCCTTTGGGTTCGATTTATAGTGATGCCCTCAGGACCTAGTATTACGGCTTTTCCCTATATTTAGGGTCTAAAAGCTTTTTTATAATCTCTTTTTCATAGGCTGTCTCGCCGGTTCCAGAAGCTATTTTGGCCAAAGCGTATGAGTCGGCCGCGTTATCGTCGCTAAACTCTACGGACCATTTCTTAAATACAGACAATAAGATCTGATTCTTTCCTACCCCAGTGCCTTTACCGGTAACATACTTCTTAACCATAGATGGCGCAACAATCAAAGGGTATTTAGCATCACTGTAATAGCAGAAAGAGGCGAGCTCTAACTTTGTCATTGCCCCGACCTCGCCAGCCATGTGTGCCATGGTAGATGAATACGCATAGCCTTCCATAGCGGCGTCTACGATTCTGTATACCTCTAGTACGTTTTCACCTAAAAATAAAGCAATGTCTCGAAGACGGTCTACACCCCGTAGGGCTGAAGAATAAACCCAGGTCTTATAGCGTTGACCATCTTTACTAATCACAGTTATTCCGTAATGCGTTAAAGATTGGTCTATACCCAGATAAACTTCTTCAAGGTCTTTTATACCGCCATCAAAAACTAAGACCTTGCCTTTTTTCATGTCGTAAATTTTCTCTGACGTGATCGAAGACTTCCTGTGTCATTAGTTCTACGAGTAAGTTCTCTAGAGACTACTGCCGCATCACGTTCAACATTTTCCATTCGAGCCTCAATAAGCTTTCTAAATGCATACTTGGTATCAAGTTCTCTAGAAAGAGCCTGGATCTCTGGCAATGCAGCAATAGTTGCTTTTACAAAGGTAACGGTAGTTCCTTTTGCGCCTGTCCAATTCTGAAGCAAAGCTGACGCTTCTGCTGTATCTAGAGCGCGTTGTGCCTCTCGCTCATCTACTACTGCAACTGCAAATAAACCGGCAGCGTGGTCATTCCACTGCGTAAACTGAACAAAGAGATCCATCAATGCGGGATCATCTAGCTCAGTAATATCTCGGGGCAAGCTAGGGATCTCGTAGTTAGGTTTGTTTGGAAGACTAAATCCTCCAGCAGATAAAGTAGAGATGGCTTGCTGACTTAGTGCGACCTTACTTGGTGTCATCGGTAGTTTCCCCTCTAAATGGCTTACAACGTGTACATCCTAACACAGAATCTAATGAGCACTGAGGTGGTCGGTTATTCTCTACAGCCCAAACTACGTCAGATGCTGCCTCAAAATATGGGGCTGAAAAAGAAGGGTCATATGCAACAGTAAACTCTTTATAATCCTGATTAGACTTAAGCTCATAAATAAAAACTATCTCGTTTGGAGCAGAGGGAAGCGAACCTTCTTCAGCCATAATGTGACAAAGGTGTAGGTATACCTGTCCTTGAAGTTGGTGGGTTCTAAAAGGTTGACGGATATTACGCCAAGCTGTATCTAGATCATTACTTCCGCCAAATAAACTTGGGGCTTCGATACGAATAGTTCCGGCACCGATTGTTTTAATTTCAATAAGAAAATCTTCGCCTAAACCCTTAACCCAACCATCTGAATGGCCCGAGATTCTATGGGCTTTGCTAAATAGGGGTACCTCTTCGTACTCTAGATCCCGAGAGGCAATGCCACGAATATCTTTAGATGTAGCCCAAGTAAAGTCCCCGGTACGGTGATTATGCCACTTGCCAAACAGAACACCCATCTCACGCAAGTAACCTTGCCACTTAGCGTGAGCACCGTGCCCGGTATCAAAGATAGATTGAAGACGGAGTGTGGGGCGCTCTCTGGTCTCTACGTAGTTACCATTGAGAGCGTGGTAGGCCGCGAGCGCACACCACTCCGGCTTAATTATATCAGAGGGATGAAGAACGGTTTGACTACGTTCTTCAAAAGGTTTTGATAGAATATGCCGCTCTATCTCACCCATCAAGCGAGTATCTCTCTTTTTTGTTTCTAGATAATTCTTCAACTTAATACTAGATACTGCTTGCTCTTTCATTAAAATCCCTTATCTTGTTCCAGCCATTGGTCCAGTGTTAATCCGCGTTTAGTGTATTTTCTTTTAAGTGCGTTTCTTTCTCGATGGCTCATACCACCAAAGATTCCATGCATCTCGTCAATAAGTATAGCCTCTTTTAGGCATTCTTTCCTAACGGGGCATGGAGGCCTGCCATCTCTGCCGTAGCAAATAGACTTTGCTTTATCAGCAATAGGCTTGTATAGATTCTTATCTCTAGGAGGAAAGAAAATTTCAGTATCCTCTCCTTTGCACTTAGCTTCATAGCGCCAAGCCCAGGGAGAGTTGTCGTCTTTATCCAATCATTCACCTCTAATGAAATTTCGTAGTTCAAGAAAGTCCTCCTCTCCCAAAATTACGTAGTCCTCACCGTCGAGATGAATCCCTAATACTGGAGTGCGGCTATCTAAAATAGCTTCTTTTGTTATCTTCTTAAGTACTTCAGATTTAATGGTGACCTGTTTTTTACCTGTCCATTTATGTTCGATAAGTAAATCATCAGTCCTAACGTCACCTTTACGACTCCAAAAAGCTCCGGAGGCAGCACTACGCTTGCCCCCGAACTCTTTCTCTAGCCGCTTTTCATGCTTAAGAGATTGTTTCTGACCCTCAGTCTTCATCGTCTTCTGAACCTACTATTGCTTGGATAACAGATCCGTGCTTTAAAGAGTCCATAACAGCCTGAGTTAGTTCATCCTTGAGGTCAATCTCTTCCCGAATTGAGTTAATTAGGTTGATTGATCCCTGCCACTTACGCTCATTATAGTACAGCCAGCCGCCCCTACGTTCCACCACACCGTTTAGGAGTGACATAGCCACAATTTCTTTACCAAAGTCGTAGGAACCACGATCAATAGCCCCACCCTCTGAGAAATAAAAGTCCATATAAGCGGTTTGCTGTGGCGGGAAGGTCTTGTTCTTGATAGTACGAACTCGAATAGTCTGGCCTACACGGCGCTTGTTCTCCCCAGTTCCTACGTCAATCCACTCATCTCGCTTTACCTCGCAGCGGATAGAGTAAGCATAATCCTTGCCTAGACCCCCAGGCGTAGTGCGTGGATCTCCATGCATAACACCAATCTTCATACGGTACTGGTTAATCATTAATCCCAATACTGGGCGTTCTGATCCGTCCATGAGCCGCTTTGTAGCTCCCGATACTTTTCTAAAGAACTTATTGGTAATAAGTGCGCCACGACCCACAGTGAATTCTTCCATAGTCTTCTCATCTTCAGCGCTAGGAACCAGGGCAGGAAGGGAGTCAACAACAACCATGTCCACAGATTTGCTCTCCATGAACTGAATAACCGCTTCAAATGCATCCTCCATACTATTTGTTTCAACAATCAAAACTCGAGAGGTATCAACCCCACACATCTCAGCGTATCCAGAATCAAACTGTTCCGCTGCAACCCACACGGCAGTAAAGTCAGGGTTGCGCTGCTGGTTTGCCCCAATTGTTTTAAGAGCAATCGCAGTCTTTCCATGAGACGCTTCACCAACAATTTCAACCCAATGGTTCATAGGCCAACCGCCTCCGAGAATGGTATCTAGGGTTAGTGAACCGCTAGTAATTCTCTCTGGGATATTAACATCGCTAGCAAATACGACTGTACCTGCACCGTTCTTTTTATTAATCTGCGCCATAACCTTTAGCGCTTCTGAGTTAATAGTTGCTGCTGCCATTAGCCTATCCGATCTACGATTGTTGTTGGATTAAATCCACCGTCTTGTCCTACTTGTTTAGCTGCTCTTACTGGGCCGTTGCCTGTACCTGAGCTTGATAAACCAGAACCTTGTTGAACTATTGGATACCCGCAATCATAGCAGCGTTTACGTTGCGTGCCAAGTGGGGCAAAGTAATTGCCAGACATACATCCTGGGCACATCTCAGACTCTCGTGCGCTTTGAGCTCGGGTAACTAACTGATCTTCTTGTGGATCATATGACACAGGAAGATTTGGCTGTTGCTGTGCTGGTATAAAAGGTGCGGGTCTAGGTGGCGAAGATTGTGGTCTAGATTCTTGTGGGCGTGGTTGGCCCATCTTACGTGCATACCAATCTGCGTTACTCAAAATCAACCTCCGTAGTTAATAGATTGAGATCCATCAATGCTGCTAAACAAGAGACCGCTGAAGATAATGCAACAATCTTAAATAAACCTAGAATGTGCTCATAATCTTCACCAATAATGGCTTCTTCTTCTGGGTTATCGCTAATCATTTCAAGCTTATAGGCAGACGCTGCGATTTCTGAAGCGGCATCTGTAAACCCATCTATTAATGGCATTAAAGGCATAAACTTTGAAATGCGTAAAGTACTTGCCTCTGCTTCCATCTCTGCAACTTCTTGAGATATCGGTGCCAATCCCATGGTTGTTGCAATACCTTCTACGTCATCAAATACAGAATCGTAGATAAGCTGTCGCTTTATTGACGACATATTAACCTCAACTAATCTAGTTAAAGGTTTGCGCTTCCGTCTAAATAGTCCCATTACTTTGCCTCTCCCCATCGGTCCACTAGCTTAACATCTGCAATCAAAGGTATCGACAGGGCATTTATTCCTTCCATGGCCTGTCTAATTGCCTCTACGGTTTCCTCAGCCAAGTGCTCAGGGGTAACGGTAACAAGCTCATCATGAATAGTAAGAATTAGCTCTGACCCGTGGGGGATCATAGCTTGGGCACGAACCATCGCAACCTTAATTAAATCAGCTGCGGAACCCTGGATCATGGTGTTAAAGGCTTGACGTTCAGCTCTAGCCCGAGTCCACTGATCTTTTGCTCTAAGTTCTGGTAAGAATCTACGGCGCTTTAGAATAGTACTTACATAAGGGATGGGGGTTTTCTTGCGGCAATCGCTAATTACTTGACGCTTGTATCTGCCAACTGCAGGGAACTTTTTTCCAAAAGCCTCTAAAAGATCTCTTGCCTCATTAAGAGTACAGCCAATCTCACGAGCAATTTTATCGGGACCAACGCCATAGGCTAAAGAAAGAACCAATACCTTGCCCGCTTTACGGTCTACCCCCATTGTGTCTCCAATAGTGGTGTAGATATCTTCGCCGTTCATATAGGCGTTTACCATTGTACGGTCTCCGCTAAAGGAAGCGATAATTCTAGGTTCAATCTGAGAGTAGTCGGCAACAACGAGCTTATGTCCTTCTGGGGCAACAAAGAGGTTTCTAATTGCCTTACCATTTTTAGTATGAGGTGCTGGAACATTTTGTAGGTTTGGGTTTCTACTAGAGAAACGCCCAGTGTCTGCCCCGTACTGTACAAAGTCGGTGTGGATTCGTCCGTTAAACATAAGGCTTTCTTTTGCTACGGTCTTAGATTTGCCACCTAAAGTACGAGTGATATCCCCGCCCAAGTAAGGTATTACGTAGGTAGTCAGGAGCTTATTTAAATCTGAATAGGTTAGTAACTGATCTACTAAAGAATCTCGTCCTCTAAACACTGATAAAGCTGGCTCTGAAACTGAGTAGTCCCTAAAAGTAGGTGAGTAGTTAACCTCATTAGCGGCGCGTTTTTCTCCAGCGGGAGTCATGGTCTTAGGCTTTAAACCTCTACCACCATCTTTGCGTGGCGTAAATAATATTTCTTGTTTTTCTGGTACGGAGTTTATATTAAAAGGGCGTTTAGCAAGAGCGTAGATCTTTCCCTTAGTGTCTTCAATTTGCTTTTCTAGGTCATCTTTTAAAGCCACAAGTTGATCAACATCTATATCTGCACCACGAAGCTCCATATGGCAAAGGGCATTAAGCACATCCATCTCAAGATTAAAAATAGGATTTAAATTTTCAGAGGTGAGCTTGTCTTTATAGGCTAGATAAAGTTTCCAGGTCCATTCAGCATCTAACCCGGCATAAGTTCCAACATCTGTGTACGAGTGAGCCTCAATCTCTTTACCAACACCCTTAACCATCTCATAACCAAACTCACGCTTTAGGCAGTCATCTAAACCTAGGGAGATACGGTTACGGTTATCTAGGATAAAAGCGGCGTTAAGTGTGCAAAAGTAAGGGGCACTAGGTAGTTGTTTCATGTACTTAGTTACGCTCTCAAGGTCAAACTTAAGATTATGTCCAACCTTAATGCTGTCAGAACCCATCAAAGGTTTTAATGCTGAAAATACTTCTGCTGGAGTAAGTTGTGCGGGAGGAGTATCAAATATCTTCTTTGCTTTACGTTCGTCTTTACTGTAATCCTGTGGGCGCAGTTCTAAGCCCTTTTCAGCTCTAACGACGGCTGAAGGAAGTAAAGGAAACTCAGTGCGAAGATACTCCCCATTTGGGTGTCCCATAGGAATCACATCGACTCGACCATGGGTTGCCATAGCAATCCAAACTACTTTGTTTCTACGTGGATTTCCTCTATGGTCACCCATAGTTTCTACGTCAAAACAAAAAGCATCTTGCTTAGAGTAGTGCTCTACAAGATCTTTAAGATCTTCTAATGTAGTAATAAAGTTCATTATTCTCCTAATAGTGTTCCTATATTAAGGGTGCCGGAGGGTCTTGAGAGAAAGGAGGTAGAAAGACAAGACCCCCCGGCTATTTAGGAGAGATTACTGGCCAGCCAGAATTTCTCTCGCAATTTCTTCAAGCTCAGCTGTGGTAGACATGCGAAGTGCATCTGGACCAAGCGGCTTCATTTGCGAGATAACACCTGACATCTGAATAGGATCTAGATCCCAGTCATCAGCAAGGTCACGTTCCTTTACAGGAACAATTTGATATGTAGTCTTTGTGCCTACACCTGAACGGCTGACCGCAAAGTACATATCTGGACGATCCAATGGACCAACCTTTTTATCGGTATTAAGTTTTTCAAGTTGACTGCAGAAACGAATACCAATAGTCATTAGCTGAATTGTTGGTGTTTCGTCAGATAGGTTTACAACACTAAACGCAAACTTACGTTCTGGCTTATTGCCAACGCGTGCTAGTGGGTCGCCTTCCCAACCAATAAAAGACTTCTTGCCTTTACGGTCTACCCAGTGCTGGAAAAAGACCATTGGTTCTGCTGAAAGGAACTTGATTAATTGGACGTCCTCTTCAAACTTAAAATCATTTGTATAAGAACGGCTTGATTCTGCAACAGCCTTTTTTGCTGCTGCCCAACCGGTTTGAATTACTGAAGAACGCTCTGGAAACGAATCCTCGCTATCTTCTACATATAGATCTTCTTCAACATCAATCGTTGGATCTACTTCTACTTCATCTCCAAGATAGCTATTCATATTTGGAGCTTTACGTACTGTTGTGTCTGGGGTCATTTTATGACGCCTTTCTTAGCCATTAGCCATAGGTTGTTCGGTTTCATTTGTATGAATCTTAGTCCAGCTCTCCAGCAATTCTGCTGATAGTTCTGTATGTCGATTCCAGTCAATTCGAGGGGCGTCTATGAGCCCGCGGGAATTAAAACTGTTTATTGCAGAGAGAATCATATCACGACTGTACATACGCCAGCCAGGCTTCTTCTTCCCATCAACAATAATCGACTTTAGGCGATAAGGTGCACGTGGTATATAACCCTTTCGTTCCCAAAGTCGAATAGTAACTAGGGGGCGGCCTAGCGCTAAAGACAACGCTCCAGCACTAAAAAGCTCCACCTCTTTGCCATTAGGCAGTTTTTTTACCTGAGGATTTTCTTCCCAGGACTCTACTTCTTTTTTAACTTTTACTGGATGTTCTTTAGCTATAGAGCGGCGTACTTGTTTAGAGCCTGGGTAAGTTTTACCTAGGCCCCCAAACATTGCATCTATAACATCATCTTCCACGTTTTGCCCACTTTTCATAAGTGCGTTTTGATGGTGGAAATTCTACCTGAACCCAAAAGAAAAGCAAATCCAGGGAACACTGTATGGTAGAAAGGTGTATTCCTAAAGAGATTGCTTTGGTAAAGAACCCCCATTGAACCCATAAACGCCCAACTCTACGTTCGTACATAGGTTACTTCTTACTTGGAACAAACGCCCAGGTAACGGACTTAGGAAACATAGTATCGATGTCTTTTTCAGACAACTTACCTTCGTAAAGGCAAGCCATAACTTCGTCTTCATCAACTGTAGGTACCGCTTTAATGCAACGATCTGCAAGACCCTTAGTGGCCAATAGCGCAACTGCTGCATCCATATCAAGCTTTTGTGATACACGGCGTTGACGTTGCAAAGACACATAACCATCAACTTCTTCAGGAAGCTCTAGCCATAGATGTCCTTTATCATCTTCTACACCGTTGATCTCTACCTGTTCCATAAGATCATTTTTTACTTCTGTTTGAGCTTTTGATAACTCATCAATTTTTTTCTTGTAAGTAAGGTACTCACGCACTTTCATAAGAAGTGGGTTTGTAGATACTTTTCTTGGTGAAGCTTCAATATTTGGCATACTTACCTCTATCTCTTATTTTGATTGTTGTAGCCAACCCAAAAGTACACAAGGAGAAGTGTTATAGCAAATCCACTATAGGTCAGAAGGTCAGCCATAGCCCCTACACTAACAGAAAACCCCCCGGTGTCAAATCCGGGGGGCTGGCTGGCAGGTGACTCTTAAGACATAGTCTACTGGTCTAAATACTCTTTTAGCGCTTGGATGATAACGTCTGTGACTGTGCGCTTTTCTGACGCAGCCTTCTCCTTCACAGCGGCCCAAAGCTCATTGGATACGCGAATAGTCCTGGTAGGTGTTTTAGGTGAATTTGGCATTACACTCCTAAGTGTTTAGTAAGAATGCCCTCAAGGTGCCCACGGTAAGGTCTACCCCGCCCTGGTCATTTATGCCTTCCCCATCGATTACCGCATTAGCTATAGCTGACTTCTGTAAAAGCATCTCGCGTTGCCGCTGTTCTAAAGAGTTTTCAACTAGGAGATCTTGTATAACGATTCGTTCCCAGGTACTAGATGCACGTTTAATACGGCCGTTACGTTGAACTGCTAATCCGGCATTCCAAGGAAGATCATAATTGATCAAAAGGTTTGCTTGAGGTAAGTCTACACCATAGCCCCCAGCATCAGATGATATAAACAAACGACATTCTGGATCTGTTTGAAATTTAATCTTTGCTTCTTCTTTTTGTATCGCATTCATCTGACCGGTGTATACAACAGAGCCATATGGTAATGCGTCTTGTATAAGCTTAGTCATACCCACAAAACTAGTAAAGATAACAGCTTTGTTTCCATCGTACTGAGATAGGAAATCATCTACGTATTGTTTTAGTGTTAGTAGCTTTGGGCTAGTTTTAAGATTATCTAATAACCCTAGTGCTTTTAATTCTGATGCATAGCCAGAACCACCTAGCATGCCTTTCATAACTGCGGTTGTGCCGTCGTTAGAGGTAACTATTTGTCCGGTATCAAACTTATTAGCGCTAATTAAAAGAAGCTGTGGCTCATCACACAACAAGCGTAAACAAGTAAGCTTAGACATAATTAAACCACGAAGCTCGTCCATCATCCCGCCTTGATCTCCCTTACCATAATGAGAGAACAAATCAAAAGAACCACCAAAAGTTTCTAAAGCTTCGTCGAGGTTAAAGAGCAGGTCTCGCACGATGTGCGTGTAAATCTTTCTACTCTCTCGGTCAAACTCTACATAGATTGGCTCAGCATTTATAGACTCTGGTAGATAAGGCGCCACATCAGGGTCTGATTGTCGCTTTCGTACTGACGCACTTCCCAATGTTTTTACAAGTAATGGGATATTTCTGTATCTCTCAACCCCACCAAAACGATTACGAACAATAAAGGTATTGTCAAACAGATCAAATCTACCGAGAACGCTAGAGTCTACAAACTGCATAATGCTGTAAAGCTCTTCTGGCTTACCGTTCTCCACAGGAGTACCAGTCAAGGCATACTTAACTGGGCTTATAAGTTTTTTTACGTACTTGGCGCGTTTTGATCTAAATGATTTGATTGCGGTTGCTTCGTCACAGACGACAAACCCTCGCGGGAGCTGCTCAACCCACTTCCAGTCGTTAACAACTTGCTCGTAGTTAATAATGACATAGTCAACAAGCGTATGCCCCCAATCGAGCGCCTCGGCGTATTGCTTTGCTCGTTTTGACGGCGTACCATCAATGACCACAACGTTTGCAGATCCATCAGTAAATTTCTCAATCTGTTGCTTCCACTGATACTTCAGGGAGGAAAGGCAAATTATAATGCCTGGACCTTCAATTTTCCCGGCATCCCTAAGCTCTTCTATAGCGGCAATAGTTAATACGGTTTTGCCCAAGCCTAAATCGTAGGCTACAAGCATTTTCTTCCGCTTAACCATGGCCTCTACAGCCTCTACTTGGTAGGGGAGTAATGTGCCTGTAAAGGTCATACCAATAATTTCTGCATTCTAGAGTTAACAAGTCCTTCTAAGTCTGCAATAGTCCCGTTGTTGGTCAAAATTTGATCTACAGGGTACCCATCCATTTGTGACTCAGATACATGGGAGTTAACTGCTCCGACACCGTTACGTTTTACACGCCAGATTTTGCCACCGGTAAATTTAATTTCATCGGCTTCATTTTCAAAACGAACGTCAGTTATTACATAGTGCCCCTCAAACTCAACACTTCTTAAAGCCTGTTTAATCCAGAAGTCATCTCCAAATAGTTTACGCGCAGCAACCCCGGAAGTCTGTAGTAGGCGTCGAACTTGTGGGTTTTGTTTAGCGGCTTCCCAACCAGCGCTATCCACTATCTCCTTAACAAAACGTGGTTCAAAAGCAACAGTATCGTACATAGGATTAGTTTCATAAAGAAAATCCCTAATCTTGTCTGCAAAGGCAATTCGTGTAAAACCATGCTGCTCTACCAGTACTTTAGCAACCGTATCTTTTCCGGACTGAGCGTAGCCAGTTAAACCAATAATCATGAGGCTGACTCCTTAAGTCTATCTTTTATGTTACTAATAATTACTGGGCCATTCAAAGACTGCCAGTATTCTTCTTCTGCTTTCATTTTTTCTTTGAGGCGTCGCTTATACCCACGCGTGTACTGCATACCGTTTGTGGACCCACCAATACTCTTACCTTTAGTAACAGCTGTACCACTACCCTTTTTTCGTGACATTTAATATTCCCCCTAGTTTTACACAATGAACTGCGTTCTCTATACCCCAGCGTACAGCATTCATGCTCATATCGCCAATATCCTTAGCGTTGCTGTCGCCGTAATTAAAAACCCAATATTCTATGCCACGTTTTCTGGCCTCTACTTTAAAATCCTCTAAAGCTTTATATCCGGCCGGATCTACAGCGGGATTGTCAAAGGCAATGATTAACTTCTCGGCTTTACGCATTAGTTCATACTGGGCATCGCTAACTGTTGCGCCACAAAGAGCTACTCCACCACACTTAACTGCATCTAATGGAGACTCAACTACAACCATAACCCCGCCGCTCCAGGTAGTTATTCCAAACAAAGATTTAGATTTTTTAAGGCCCGTAGGTCGATTCATGAAGTGTCGTTCTAACTGCCCTTTTTCTTGCCACCCCATCAAGTTTCCAGTTTCTGGTTCTCTTATAGGAAGAATCCAAGAGTTAATAGAAGTAGACCACTTGACAGAATACTTAGCACAAGCTTCTGCTGTGACTTGGCGAGCAGTTAATGCCCAGTCTGGTGGGTCTGTAAATACAGCAAGGCGTGCTTCGCTCATAGGAACCACTGTAGGTAGTCGTACATATGAAGATTTAGACTCTTCCATTTGCTTTATAAGTTCTGGAAGATTTACGTCAATACTTGAAGACAACCACTCTTTGGCGGCATCGTAATCAGACAATCCATAAGATGTTTTAAAATCACGAAGATCACAGATTAAGCCGAGTAATGATCCTTTATATCCGCATGAAAAACAATTGTGTGCGCCGGTTTCTGAGTTAACCGACCAAGAAGGATTTATATCTTCTCTGCCGGTTCTCTCAACATGCATTGGACAATGTCCCGAGATTTCGCGGCCATGTTCGTATGCATCAATCCCCAGCTTTACTAGGACTGTATAAACCTCATTATCGCGGAATGCAGCAGCCATCACACTTTTCCTCATGTTCGAACTTAACTACAATGTCTTTATTTGTTTCATCTGGATCTATATGTCCAATTCCATGCGAGCATAGTCGTTCCATCGCATAAACCATAGGATTCCAAATCTGTGGCCAAGACCGTAAATGATGGTCGCTACGGTTATGTAGAGTGCAGGTTGTTCCTTTACATTTTCCAGGAACATGCGCACGAGTAAACACTACATCTGAGTGCTCTAATTGAACACTACCACTCATCGTCTTCCTCCTCTAAGGGCTCTTCCGGCTTATAATCTTCCGGCATATCGGCTAGTGTAGGGGCAGTAGCTATAGTTCCGCAAAGTGCGCACTCCATATCAAGAAAATACATAGCAACTTGGTAGTCCCTAAATATTGTCTGCACTTTCCACAGCTCAGATCCGCAAGGGCATACGTGTGTAGGTACGCCCCTAATGTCCATTCTTAACCTTTTTATTGCGTTGGCTCCTAATGCGAGTACGCTGACGTGGAGTTGTTCCCGCCCAGATGCCTTCAAGCCAAGGAGTCTGTAATGCATACTCTAAACAATCTGCTACTAAGGTGCAAGAATTACAAATACTTCTAGCTTCACTTAGCTTTGTTGGATCTATATATTCTTCTGGAAAGAACAAGTCTGAATTAGATTCATTACAAAGCTGCTCCCCGTTAAATGGGTAGTCGCCGTATTCAAAATTAAGCACCATATTCTTGGAATCGCCCCTCTTCCCAGTCCCATAAGAGCTCAACTTCTGCTGGCCCGGTGTTACGACTTGCGACAATCTTTAACAAACGAGAACTATCATCATTTTCATCTTGACGCTGCAGCGCAAAGATAACGTCAGAATCTTGATGGAATGAAGATGAAAAAGCAATAGAGTCTGCGGTTATCTGCCCACCACGTACTTTGCTATTTAAAACCTGAGTTGTTTGAACTACAGGAATGCTAAATTTTTGTGCGACTCTCTTTAGTGATTGAGTTATATTTCTAAGTGCTATCGGGGTACCGCGTTCTCCCGATATCTCGTCAGTCATTAAATAAACTCCGTCTACAAAAAGAATATTTGGTTGAAGTTTTTCTAGCTTTATAGATAATTGAGAAACACTATAAGCTGAGATTGATTCAGTAAGATAAAACTTGTGCATGTTTTCCATGCCAGTAAGCATCTTCTGATAACGAGCTTCTTCGTCAGGCTTAAGACAACCTCTCTCTAATCTACCGCTTGAAATATGTGCACGCATGGCGTCATGACGTCGCTGCTGTTCTAGGTTACTCATCTCAAAAGATTGAAAAGCAGGAACCCATCCGTCCTTGTGTACGTTAACAGCCATTTGCATAGCAAGCACTGATTTACCTGTTTTAGGTGGAGCAATAATTGTAATTAACTGACCTGCCTGTAAACCTGCAGTTGCTAGATCCATAACTTGGAAACCTGTTGCAACTCCTATAAGACCATTTGGTCGAGTTTTAATGTTTAGGTAATCATCGTATCTACCCATAGGTTGATTTGTAAGATCTATGTCTTCACTTACTGGTGCGCCATCTTCTAAAAGGGAAGAATAACCTTTACCCATAATTGCAATAGCGGCATTATGATCTCCAGACTCAATTGCTGAAGCGGCTTGTTGAATTACCTCGATAGATTTATTGCGACGTCTAAATTCAATAAGCTGATCTAAAAGGTAATCTAAAGAATCATCTACGGCAAGAAGCGAATAAGTTGGGAAATTATCTTTTACTGTAGTTGCTGTAGGTACTTCTTGATACTTAGTCCAGTGTTCCTTTAAAAAACGCCATACTGATTGGTTGCTCTCAACATAGAACCAAGACTCTTCCACACCACGTTCTAAAAGGGGAGCTATATCTCTAGTTCTAATTGCGCGAGATAAAAGCCGGACCTCATTATCTGCCGCCATCTACCCCTCCAATGTCTAAATACTTAGAGCCCCAACGTAGTGCTCGACTACTTATGTCTATAACATACCGCACATCTGGTCTATAAGGCAACTCGCCAACCAGATCCGAAACTGTTGCGTATCCCGTGTAGTAGTTAAACGGGTTTGTCCCAAGATTATCAAGATCCTCTTGGATC